ATTGGGTTGTTACTTTGACCTAGATTATGTGAATCTTACGTGGAAACTATCCAATATGAATTTTCACGAAATGAGTGCAGAAGACGGAAAAGGATGGATTCATCAAGATAATATAGTACAGAATGCAGGAGCCGATAATGAATTAGCGGGTCTGATATATCTAACACCAATAATTTCATATAATTCAGGCACATCATTATTTACGCTAAAAGATGGTGCAGTAGTACGACCAGAAGAAGAGACAAAGCAAGCTGGCTGGCAAGAACACAGGGACAAATTTAACGAAAAATTCCGATTTGAGAATGTCTTTAATAGACTAATAATGTATGATGCAAAGGAATGGCACGCGGCTACTGAATATGTGGACAATAGATTAACATTAGCATTTTTTATTGGAGGAATCGAAGGAGTTGAATTTCCTCGCCAGAGAATATCAAGAGAAGACAATATAATTGAAGCTAGGATTGGAAAAAGTTCTCAGTTAAACCAACAAAATCGTATATATAGTAATGTTAAGTAATTAGCTTAACCGGGCATTGGTAACCCGACACACATAACACACACAAAGGAGAAGATTATGGCAACACCATATGAATTACGTTTCGATATGTACAATACCGCCCTTGAACGATTGAAAGAGCAATATTGGGCGAAGAAAGAACGTATAGATGTAGCAAGGGAAACAGAAGGAAAAGAGATTCCTGAGGATGAATATCCTACATTCCCTTCACCGGAAAATGCTATAAAGGAAGCGAGAGTAATAATGGCTTTCGTGAATGGTGATAAATGAAGAAAGAATAACGGCGTAAAGTTATAAGTGGAGATATTCAAGACGAGGGTGCGATTCCCTCCGCCTCCACCAAGAAGATTTTACTATGAAGAAGAAACGAGTCGGTAAACGTGGACGAGCAGGATGGAGGAAACGAAATCCAAAATGTACATTGTGTACTCAGATTCGATGGATGGGTAATATTAAAGGGAGACATCCCTTGCGATTGCTCAAACAATTAGAGAAAGAACGTGTAGAATCTTATTGATGGGGGCGAAATAGAACTCGATTGGGTAATTGAATCTTATAATCGCTCAACCTAGGATGCAAAAGTTGTAAAACTTTGTATAAATAAACGTAACTGCAAACAATGCTGATTACATTTCCGCTAACCGCGGAGTTGCTCTTGCCGCATAGGCAAGACTGAGGATTTCCCACGGGGCTTACCTTATCATCAAAAAAGCCCCCACGTTTTTCGTTGATGCCTTTAGGGTCATCGAAATTAGAGGAGTCTCTCATAGTGAGGACTCAATTTTAATCTTGCTTAATTAATAAGGAGAATTATGACTAGGCAATTATCTACCGCACAGGAGTTTTTCACTCCATGGTTACACCAGTCATTCGGACTGGATAACATCTTCCACGCTTTACAGCAATTTGATAGACAACCACCTGCAAAGTATCCACCACATAATATCATCAAATCGGATGATAAGTATGTATTGGAATTTGCTTTAGCTGGCTGGAAAGAGTCGGAAATCAAAGTCGAACTAGAGAAGAACATTCTAAAGGTTACTGGCGAAAAAGCCGTACCTGAGAATGATTCTGACCAGTCCTTTGTTCATAAAGGAATTGCGAACCGCAGTTTCTTGAGTCAATTCACAATAGGTGATAACATCCAAATTAAGGATGCTAAATTAGAGGATGGTGTATTGACTATTAATATGGACATTGTCATCCCCGAAGAAGATAAGCCGAAAACCATTAAGATCGTTTCGTCTTAGACTGGAAATGAGAAAGGCTCCTTTTGGAGCCTTTTTCTTTTGATGATCTTTTTAACTGCCTAGTAGGCTTCTATATGATGGTCATCACAGCAAACGCAGGGATTTTCCTCACTACATTCGCACGGATCACACGTACAATCTTCAGATTCACAAATTTCGTTATTACACATTTTTATTTGTTTACGAGACCGGTTTTATAGACTACCTTACCACCGGTTTTAAGAGCAGTAAGAATTTTCTTACGATTACCCATCAAATTATAGCTACAATGTATCCAACCACTATTCGGGTTGACTCCATCATAGAATTCTAAAATGAGTTGATCAAAATCTAAATTCTTTGAAATCCATTTTGCTAAATCTGGATTCGGTGTCGAGAAAGACTCGAAATCCGCAGCCTGACCATTACAATGTTGACTAGTTTTAGAGCCTCCTACTTTTGCATTAAGAGCAGGACTCCTATAACCAGAATTAATTGTAATAACTCCAAACTCATCTCTGACTGGTTGCAAAATATGTATTGCAAGATGGGTCAGATTTACGAGATGGAGCAGACCGGGCGAGTTATCCACGCCCAATCTCTCCGCTGTAGCACTCTTTACCATTTCTGCTAAAGAGAAGTTTTTAGATATGCGAATTACCTCACTAGCCATATCAAGATTTGGCTAGACTATCCTCATAAGCCTTTAGTATTTTGTCGTCCACCTTATTCTCTGTGGATTCTACCAAACGCCTTAAAAGGATAAGGATAACCTGCTGAAGTAGCTTTTCTGAAAGCATACTCATACACAATGTTTTCACAGTACCCGAAATAATCGGGGCTAAAACATTTATCATTTCATTCTCCTAGTAGTTAAAAAATTATAAAACCCATAATCAATGGGAGTGTTATTTAGAGTATATACCCCAAAGTACCCAAATTGCAACTAAACCAACAAGTCCTTCTGATCCGAGGCTCTTCACAAGTGCCACGACTGAACCCATTACATCCAAACCTAAGAATGGAACAACAGCTCCGAAGAGGATTTGAAGCACAACACCAAGAGCAATAAGCCCTAATCCGATGTTTGTGACTTGTTTAATCCACCCTGAAATTTGATCTAACATATGTTTTTCTCTGTCTTAAAGTGTTATTAATACAATAATATACCCAATCGCAATACCTAATATAAATGGCAGAGACCACCAAAGAACTGTTCTTCCAAATTTTCTGTAAAAACATCCTTCACAATATGGTAGCATTCTATTTACTTTTGGTTTTGTTGAGTAACTATAGCTACTAAAGCGTCCATTGATTTAGTGTTTGCTTCTAGAGAAGATGCCATACGATTGATGGCATCATTACTCTTTTCGGCTAATTCAAAAGCCCGTTTATCGTTTTCCGCATCACGGGTTGTAAAATCATCAATGATTCTTTGTCTTTCTTCTCTTCCCCTTTGAGCCGCGTCCTCGGCTTTTACAAATTGGAACTTAATAAACCATAGTGCCAACAAACTATATACTACGGGTGCTCCTAAATTTTGTACTAATTCAATGACTTCTCTTACGTCCATCAGGTTACCTCTTGAGATGGTTAACTAAACTTATAATTATTTATATACATATTGACATCCAGTCTCAAAAGGACTTTAACGCCCCAATCAACAAAACTATTTATATAACCAAGAAAATAAAGACTTGACATTACCTTCCATTACTGTATAATACTCGATAATGATAAATAGTTATTCATTTCAAAGAGTGAATAGATCCAGCAAACACTCTATTTCAACACCAGAGGGAATTAAGTCATATACTGTGACCACAATCCTTACCTATAAAACTTCAGATGGATATACCGGTTCTATAGTCAAAATAACCGATCATCCCAAATAACCCCAAAAAAGGATATATTATGAATAAACAAAGTCGGAGATTTCACGATTTATTGAAAACAATTGCCGAATTGCACGATAAGAAGCAACACGATTATGGTGCAGATGAGGATATATTTGCTAACTTTAGACTATCGGAATTATCTGGAGTTCCTGCTTGGCAGGGATCTGTTATCAGAATGGGTGACAAATATTCCAGAATTAGCAATTTTATTAAGAAGGGCGAATTCAAATTCAAAGAAGAGTCTATTAAAGACACACTAATGGATATGGCTGTTTATAGTCTTATCACAATGATACTTTTTGAGGAGGCTGAAGGAGATGAAGCTGAAGCCTATGGCGGAAGAGAAGAAGTTGTTATGGTCGGGGATCGAATAGAGCAAGCGTTCGGTTCTCCAGCAATTGGTTCAAATTATAACTGCACTAAGAACAATTAAAATGGAAATCACAAAACAAAATCTACAGGACTATCTAAGCACAAAATCTGATTTTTATGTAGCTGGATGGAAAGCGTCGGAAGCGAACAAAAATCCCAAAAAAGTACCAGACGGAGATAACCCATTCTTTGCTGAATATGAGAATGGATGGTCCGATCAAGTACGCTTTGAGGATGAGCAATCAGAAAAAATTCGTTTCGGACAAATGATGGCGGATGTAGCATAATGGCAGACTTAACCGGAAACGCTTATTACGAAAAGCAATGGGAGGATCTTCGGGAAAAAATGAAGAATCCGAACTATAAGCAACATACGGAATGGTCAGAAGAATATTCAAAAAAATTATTCAAACCTCCGAAGGAATGTATGAATACCGACAAAGGTGAGAATAAATATATGAGAGAAAAGATAAAAAAATGATTTCATTAACCGAAAAAGCCCGCAAAAATTTCAAGCGATTATTAGAAGAAGAAGATATAGAGGATGCTTCTCTGCGAGTAACCGTTACTGGTGGCGGGTGTGCCGGTTTTGAATATAAATTAACATTTGATAATGTAGCCAGTGAAAGAAGAGATTTAACATTTGACTCGGAAGGAGTCGGTATAGTCGTAGATAAAAAGAGTCATATACTCACCGATGGTCTTATCATAGACTGGAGTAATGATTTATCTGCACCGGGACCTAGATTTGAGAATCCAATCGCTACCTCCACCTGTGGTTGTTCTACAAGTTTCAATGTTAAACAAGATACTTTCCAAAATAAGCCCTCCTGGATGCCGTAATCACGGATGGACACCGACCGAAAAAATAATTCAAAAAAAGGTAAAAAAAGACTTGACATTGTTACGTGGATTTGAGATAATATAATTAAACGATGAGGGATGACCCCTCGATGCTGAAACCCCAAAAAGGAGGAAACTTATGGGAATAGCAAAAAGCGAATATCTTGACCACGAAATCGGCGTTGAAGACGTTGGTTTGGCGTTAGCCCATATGTGTAAATGGGGAAGGAAATCTTTCAAAGACCACACTGGTGAGTGGGTGTCTGTGAATACTTCCGGTCAATTGAATCTGTTTTCAGATGAAATTGAAGCAATTCCACACTTAACGGAGTGGGAATAATGAGTATAGCTAACGAAATTTATCGCCAATTGGGCGGAAACAAATTCGCCGTTATGACCGGCGCCAAGAACTTCATTGACATTGAGAACGGAATCCGAATGAAGATCGGTCGAAACAAGACCAATCATAACTGGATGGAAGTTACTTTGAATAGCTTGGATCTTTATGATGTGGCTTTCGCCAAACTCACCAAGCTTGGTGAGAGAAAATCCCTTAAAGAATATAAGAACGTTTATAATGATTCCCTGGTTGAGTTGTTTGAGACTCACACGGGAATGTACACCAAACTCTATTAAGGAGGAAATATGAGAATGGAAATTGAAAAAGTCTTAGATGCAATGAAAGCTGATTATCACCGCTGGTCAATGACCGGCCGTGAAGTTCACCAAAATACCGAAGAGTTCTGTAGAGCAATTGATATTCGGGAGAAAATGGAAAAAGACTATTGTGAGGGACTTGAAGTCACCGAAGGTAGTCGTTACTGGAAAATTATTTCCGACAAACGTGGATCAAGATCAGTTTGTGGATTTGTAGTTAAAGCGGGAGACAAAAAATTCCGTGAGGGCGATATGTTGAAAGCCGCTGGATGGAATGCCCCGGCACGTAACTTTGCACGAGGGAACGTTCTTGACGGAACCGGAGTAAAGGAGACTCGATGGACTGGGATCGGATAATGACAGTCTGGGAAACTTGTGCTTTATATGTCCACTGCCGGATCATAGATTTCCTGCGGTGGATAAAACTTCCAGAGGAGCACTGGATTTGGTTAGATAACAATATATTTAATGGTGCATTATGAGTCCGTTTAAACCAAATACTAGTCGAATAGACCAACTAGAAAATCAGGTGATAAATCTCCGAACCCGTGTAGCAGAATTGGAAAGAGATTTAACATATCTTTATAAACATATGAGACAATTGGAGGAGGGAAATGATAGCCTGGATTGAAGAGATTTTAACGCTTGTATTGTTAATCGGAGTCGGCTGGATAGGCTGGCTCTTTTTAGTTGCACTTCTGTCACCATAGGAGACATATGAAAAGCCGGAAACAATTGAAAGCAAAAAGAGATTTAGAAATAGTATTTAACTCCTTTATTCAAAAAGCCGAGAAAAGGAAGATCAAATAGATAAATAGTAGACTATGTTAGAAGCAATTATCTGGTTTCTGCCGTGGCTCACCGAAGCGTGGCTATGGGAGAAATCTCTTCATATTGCAATTGGAGCTACCGTAATTTTTGGAAAACCACGTAACTGGTGTGTTGATTATGATTCACAAGGATACGATGGAATATTCTACTGTTTATAGGAAAAGATGACCGAAGAAAAAAATAAGGAAATAGATATTTTACCAGTTCCCAATCCATCTGGTTTCGGATGTAGGACTCAACTTGAATTGGATCAATCAAGAGCAAAGCATATCGAAATGGAACACAAGATTGTGCCAGAACATCCTTACTGTACAAACTGGCCGGTTAATAAACCGAGGGATATGGAATCCCTTAAACAAAGGGAGCAAAGAAAAGGATATGCAGAAGCAAAGGCAGCCGAAGATAGGCTGAGAGACATACGTGGAGGACAATAGCAATGCCTTGGAAAAAAGAAGAAGGAACTTCAAAAAATAAATTTATCTCCCAATGCGTGGCTCAAGATCCTTGTGTTGGAAAGAATAGTGTACATTGTCGTATGAACGATAAGGGTACCGCCTGTTTGACTTGTAAAAGAACATTAGCAGAGATTAAGGGATGGTATTCCGATTATTCGTTTGAGGACAGAGAACTTATTTGTAAGGAATTACTTGACAGATAGATAGTTTTGTGCTATACTATATGTTTATTTGCCTGAATTGAGAATGTTGCAATTCAGGGCGGTTCAGATGACTACTGACCATAAACTGATGCGGCGGGATTAGTCAACCGCTTACGAACTTATCTCGGCATCTATATAAAAAGCCGCAAAATGGGGTGAGGGATAGCATTCTCATTTTCACAGGAGTGATGATAAAATGAAAAAGGTGAATAAGCAACAAGCATTTCAACAATTAATGGAAGAGAGAATCCAGACTGGAGTTACATATATCGATGCAATGACGGAATATATGGTAGAGCACCAGTTGGAAGCAAAACAAGTAGCAAAATTAATATCGCCTGCATTTCTAGAAAAAGTAACAGAGGAAGCAGAGCGGAACAATGTAATTAAAAAAGATGATAATGAGGGTAGTACACTACCACTTTGATGACAGGATTTGAAGCATATAAACTATATCTGGCTGTATGGCAACATTTCAGTCGAGATAGAGATTATAATTATTTTAAATACAATGGTAAGTTAGCTAACACTAACCCCATAACGTATGATAAACGGAAAGATAAGTATTTCTTTGAAACATTAGGAAAACGAAACAGAGGAGACCTACTTCAGTATTATGTAGCGAATTTTGCCCATCACGGATCAGAAGTACAATGGATAGGTGATCTGCACTCGAAAGAAGCGGAAGATGTCTATGTACACTGGCAGAAAAGGGTACAATCGTTAACATATATATTTGAGGAAGACTTGAAAGAGATAAACGAATTTCTAATCGCAAGAGGATTAGGATTTGATAGGTTGTTTGAAGTAGAAGAAGACGAACATCCTCTTATTTTTCGGTTTGTTCAGCAGAGGATGATTGAAGTGGAGACTTATCTTATTATGGATAAGATTCTAGGATTCAGTAAAAGAATCGCCAAGGAAATAAAAGATTCTTATGTTTTTCCTGCCGAGCAATATAGATATGATAGATACTCAGAATTTTTGAATTTGAGTAGTGATAAATATGTTAAGATTATGAAGGAGGTTTTTGATGCGTAATTTACGCCTCAATGATAGCAAACGAACCAACATTGATTTGACCCGAACAAAGATTCGGCACTTCAAATGGCACAATCAATATTATATTAGAATTGTATTTGACTCTGGAGAAGCAGTTAATTTTGAATATAATTCTGGCGAAGAGTGTAGAGTAGATTATAGAATACTTCAAGATTTAGAATGGATGGTTTCTGAAAGGGCAATAATGGTATATCCAGAACCACATCAGCCCACAGATAAAAATCCCTACGATGCAAATTTTATTATGGAAAATCGGAATGATGCACCTGAATGATACCCACAAAACCCATATAGATTTAACCAAACAGAATCTAGAAAGCGTGAGTTATCGAGGCTATCTGGAAATACAAGTTGAGTTTAGATTACAAGGAGTTTTGGTTGAGACTTCCTTTTTGTATAATTCTACGGAAGAAGCCAAAGCTGATTTTGATATGCTTATTAAAATGATTGGGAACGAGCCCACTTTATTAAATGAAAGTTTTTGATCCATTAGGCGATTTAATTAGTTCAGTCGAAAAACTTCCAGTAGAACCGTCAGATTTACAGGTAGTAAATTCTGCCCGTGTTTCTATGGGTAAAGAATCTACTGAAATGACGGATGCGGATGTCAAGCTGATAAGATATCTGGCTAAACATAATCATTGGACACCATTTTCTCATTCGCAGTATTTGATTGAAAGGAAAATGAATATTCCTCGATTTATTGAATGGACCCAGGCTTCAGCGGATGAACAATTTGTTAGAGTAGTTATTGATTATAATGAAAAGGAGGTCCGATTTTATGAACGAGGATCTCTTTATGCTTTTCTGAAGCATTCAATTGTTACCGATAGTATGGTGATAAGGAATGGAGTTTCTGTAAAAGCATTTCAAGATGCTTTCGATCCAAAACCTGATCCTCATTTTGAGGATGATTGGACTGATATGTTAAGCGATCCATCAAACAATTGGTGGACACAAGTTCTAATGAAACCTTTTCCAACGTGGCACAATTTAGATCAGTTGCAAGTAGCCCAATTTAGAATCAAGATGCCGATCTTTGTTGCTAGACAATGGTACAAACATCAAATAGGTTTCACGAGAAACGAAATTTCAAGGCGTTATGTTGATACTACTCCAGAGTTCTTTGTTCCTCACGAATGGAGACTTAGGGCAGATAATGTAAAACAAGGATCTAGTGATGAGATTCACGAGTTTTCTGGAGATATGCAAGGATATATTGCTGATGCCACATATGGTGTTCAGACTAAATACAACGAAATCATCACGGAGGAAAACATTTGTCCTGAACAGGCTAGAAGTGTATTACCTCAATCGATGTATACGGAGTTTATCGAAACTGGATCAATCGATGCTTATAACAGATTGATTGGTCTTAGAACCGATAGCCACGCCCAATTAGAAGTACAGAAGTATGCAGAAAGTGTGAAAAAACTCTTGACAAACGGGCAAAAATAGAGTATAATACTGCGTATAAATATATCATAAACAATCCATTAATCACAGGAGAAATTAGATTATGGCTGATAAGAATAAAACAGAAAAACCACCAGTAGAGTCAACCGATCCAGCTTATTTGACCAAAGAGGCGAATAAGTCTACAGTTCGTATTGACGGTGCTGATTATGATGTGGAATCTTTACCAAGCGTGGCGAAGATTGCAATTGAACATCTCGTGGCGATTGATAAAGAAGTTCAACGGATGGAAATGGCAAGGGCTGGTTTTGCTCAAGCAATTAAATCCGTTATGGAGGGTGATGATGCACCTACGCCCGTTTCGGGAGTCCCAAATTCAAAGAGACCCCCGGAAGAAAAAGTCGGAAATCGAGAACAAAGAGCAAACTTAAAAGTTGTTCCAGATCCCGTTGACCCGGCTGAACAGGTTGCACCAGCGTAGTCTGGCTAAACACTATAAATCAGGTAATTGGCTACGTGCGAATGTGGTCACACCTTAAATCAGTAACAAATCAATAGGAGAATATTATGAGTTTTGCCGCTCTAAAAAAGCGTTCTAAATCAAAAAAGGACGTAGAATCAATGATGGACAAGTTGAATGCCGCCGGTGGTGGTGTGAAACAGTCATACGTAGACGACCGATACTGGAAGCTGGAACGGGACAAGTCGAGCAACGGATATGCTATTATTCGTTTTCTAGATGCTCCCGAAGGTGAAGACTTTCCGTTTGTGAAAATGTACACACACGGTTTCAAAGGTAAAGGTGGTTGGTATATTGAGAATTCTCTGACTACAATTGGTCAACAGGACCCAGTTTCTGAAGCCAATTCGGAGTTGTGGAATTCAGGTATAGATAGCAACAAACAGATTGCACGAGATAGGAAGCGTAGGCTTCAGTATATCTCCAATATCTATGTTGTTTCAGATCCGGCCCATCCAGAAAATGAAGGGAAAGTTTTCCTCTTCAAGTATGGAAAGTCGATTTTTGATATGATCCAGGCCGCTGGTGAACCTCAATTTGAAGACGAAGAACCTGTAAACGTGTTTAATTTGTTTACTGGAGCTAACTTCAAACTGAAGGCTCGTAAAGCAGATGGCTTTGTGAAGTATGACAAATCTAGCTTTGAATCTCCCTCCCAGTGGTTGGAGTCTGAAGATGAAATGGAAACATTATATAAAGGACTCTACTCCCTTAATGCTGAGATTGCCGAAGATAAATTCAAGTCATACGATGAGTTGAAGAAGAAGTTTGCCAGAGTAATAGGTGCTCCGACTGATACTTCATCTTTCACGGCTGAATCTGTTTCAGCTCCAACACCAGCGTTGGCTGAAGTAGATCACGATGAACCGCCTTTTGACGGTGATCCTGATCC